CCAGAAGCGCAAGTTATGCGTCAGCAGATGAATCAGATGGCGGATCAGATGGAACAGACGACCGCCATGATTCAGCAACTTCAGAACAGCTATGATATGCAGAAGCTGAAAATTGACGAGCAGAACACGCAGATTAAGGCTTTTGACGCTGAAACTAAGCGTATTCAGGCTACTGCTGCTAACATGACACCAGAACAAATTCAGGATATAGTGCTTGGAACTGTCGCCGCCGCTATGGATACAGGCGATATTGTGCGAGGGACACAGGCTAGAAACCCCGAACAAGGTGAATTAGGCATATGAAAGCGGCGGATTTTGTAGGGCATTTGTTCTTAGCGCGTGATGTGACGCATAGTGTCCATCTGAACACGCGGTCTTATGCTAAACATAAGGCTTTGAACAAGTTTTATGATAAGATTATTGACCTAGCGGATGATTTTTCTGAAATGTATCAAGGTCGGCATGGTCTGATTGGTCCTATTTCGCTAATGTCTGCCAAAAAAACCACAAATGTGGTAGAATTTTTGGAAGATTCATTAAAAGACATCGAAGATAACCGTTTTAAGGTCTGTGACGAGTCGGATACAGCCCTTCAGAACATCATAGACGAGATTGTTGGGCTGTATTTAAGCACCCTATACAAACTCAAATTCTTGGCGTGAGGCTAAAATGGCGCTCTATAAATCAATTAGTGCAACTACTCAGATTAAGGTCGGCGCGACTAAATTGCTTGGTATTTTCATAACGTCAGGCACTAGTCCGACCGTCGCGGTGTATGATTCGGCTACGGCGTCGAACAGCGACCCGACTGTGCTTGCGACGCTGACAGCTACTGCGCCAGTGCATTATAATCTGACGGGCGATGCAAATGGTTTGTTTTTAAGTAAAGGCTGTTATGTGGTTCTTGGCGGCACAAATCCAGTGGCTACTATTGTCTATGAGTGACCTAAATGGCTTTTATTTATAATCTTACAGATAATTGGACAGATAACACCGTAACTTGGAACGGCATCAAACTCGCTGTTACTAATACGGCATCTGCTGCTGGGTCTGACCTGTTAAATTTGACAGTTACGGGCGCGTCAACAGCGTCTTTTGTAGTCGATAAAAATGGTAATTTAGTCCTTAACGGTAGCGTCAATAAACTGACTTTAACGGCTCCGGCCACTGGCGCGACACTGACGCTGGCTGACGGATCGAGTCTGATAACGTCAGGCGCATATTCGACAACATTTACGACGACCGGTACCACGGCGCTAACGCTGCCAACCAGCGGCACAGTCACAGCGCTTGGTAACTCAACAACTGGTTCTGGCAACATCGTATTGGCGACATCGCCAACGCTTGTTACGCCTAATCTTGGTACGCCATCGTCATTAACGCTGACAAATGCGACAGGTCTGCCGATCTCGACAGGTCTAACGGGCACAGGAACAGGCGTATTGACGGCTTTGGCTGTTAATGTTGGTTCTGCGGGCGCATTTGTTACGTTTAACGGCGCGCTTGGAACGCCTAGCAGCGGCAATTTAGGTAACTGTTCAGGTTATCCATCTGGCGGTTTGACAGGTCTTGGAACAGGCGTCGCTACAGCTTTAGCAGTTAATGTTGGCTCTGCCGGTGCTTTCGTCGTTAACGGCGGCGCGTTAGGCACGCCATCAAGCGGCACACTGACCAACGCAACAGGTCTGCCTCTTACTACAGGCGTGACAGGCACGCTTCCAGTTGCTAATGGCGGCACGGGCATCACGTCTTTTGGCACAGGTGTAGCCACCGCTCTTGGCGTTAACGTCGGATCGGCGGGGGCTTTTGTTATTAACGGTGGAGCGCTTGGAACGCCATCAAGTGGCACACTGACCAACGCAACAGGTCTGCCTTTATCAACTGGCGTTACTGGCACTCTTCCTGTGGCTAACGGTGGCACAGGTATTACATCTTTTGGCACAGGCGTAGCTACGGCTCTCGGCGTTAACGTCGGTTCGGCGGGGGCTTTTGTTATTAACGGTGGAGCGCTTGGAACGCCATCGTCAGGAACTCTGACAAATGCGACGGGATTACCTATTAGCACAGGCGTTAGCGGCCTTGGGACAGGTATTGCGACGTTTTTGGCGACGCCATCATCAGCGAATCTTGCATCGGCTGTCACGGATAAAACGGGGTCGGGATCGTTAGTATTTTCAACCGCACCTACTTTTGGCACCAACATTACAGTTGGCACTGCGTCTTCTTCGACAGGCATCGTCAATATTAAAGGCACCACATCCGGCACTGTGGCGTTGTCTGTTGCTGACGCGGCTGGTTCATGGACGATGAAACTGCCAACAACCGCAGGCACAAACGGTTATTATCTTCAGACTGACGGTCTTGGTAATACAACGTGGGCCGCTGGCGGTGGCGGCGGTGGCGGTTCGCCTGGCGGATCAAACACGCAAATTCAGTATAATAGCTCTGGCACTTTTGGTGGTTCGGCAGCTTTTACATTTAACGGCACAACAACTGTCGGCCTTGGCGTAGCTTCTACGACAGGCGGTATTTTTAATCTTTATAATGCCTCTAGTGCTTTTGCAGTTAGTCTAAAGTCCGGCAACAATTCTGCCGCTTGGTCACTGACGCTGCCGACATCGGGCGGCACGAACGGCTATTTTCTTCAGACCGATGGTTCGGGAAATACAACTTGGGCTGCGGCTGCGGCCGGCACGATCAATACCGGCACAATAGGTCAAATCACCTATTATAGCGGCACAAATACGCTTTCTGGCACGACCACCGGCACAGGCGTTCTTACTGCGTTAGGTGTTAATGTTGGCTCTGCCGGTGCCTTTGTTGTTAACGGTGGAGCGCTGGGCACGCCTTCTTCAGGAACACTTTCTAGCTGTTCAGGTCTTCCTATTTCTGGAATAGCCAGCCTTGGGACAGGCGTAGCTACAGCTCTTGGAAATGCCACAAATGGCGCTAGTGGGTTAGCTGTTCTTAACGCTAGCGGCTATTTAGCTGTAGCTCAGGGCGGCACAGCTACTGGCACCGCTGGAATTACAGCCTTTAATAATATTACGGGTTACTCAGCCACTGGCGCTACAGGCACGACAAGCACGAATCTTGTTTTCTCAACGTCGCCTACCATTACGACGCCAACAATCAGCGGCAATGAGACACATACTGGCACGGCTGCACGTTTTATTGCTGACTTTGATAACGCAACCGTCAATAGTCGTTTTGCTTTCCAAACGACAACGACTAATGCTGCTACAGGCATATATGCTCTGCCTAACGGCACCGGCACGGCTGCTAGTTGGCAGGCTACAAATGCTGCCGATCCAACAAATGCCAGTAAGATTTTAATTGCTACGAATGGTTCGACCGACGTTCAATTAGTGTCTGGTATTAATGGCACGGGCACTTATTTACCGCTATCAATTTACACGAACGGCGGTCAGTCGGCTCAATTTAGCGCGACTAAAGGAACATTTACGCTTGGCGTAGCTGGCACAGCGCAAGGTATTTTGAATCTTACCGGCGCAACAAGTGGCACGGTATCAGTTCAGGGCGCGGCAGCGGCTGGCACTTGGACAATGACGCTTCCAACCGCTGTTCCAGGCACAGCCGGTTCAGTTCTTACATCAACAACAGGCGGTGTAACATCTTGGACGGCTACTTTACCTGTTGCTAACGGTGGCACGGGCACAGGCACCGCTGGTATTACAGCTTTCAATAATATTACAGGTTATACAGCGTCTGGTGCGACTGGCACAACCAGCACTAATCTTGTATTTTCAACAAGCCCAACGCTTGTTACGCCTGTTCTTGGCGTTGCGTCTGCAACCAGCATTAATAAAGTAGCAATCACTGCGCCCGCCACAAGCGCCACATTGACGATAGCTGATGGTAAAACATTAACCGCAAGCAATACGATTACACTCGCTGCAACAAACGATAGTCAGACCTATACGTTTCCTGCGGCGACTTGTAATATTGGCTATTTAAATATTCCACAAAACTCTCAAAGCGCGGCATATACGACAGTTCTTGCAGATAGTGGAAAACACATTTTACATCCATCTACAGATAATAACGCCAGAACATTTACGATTGATAGCAACACAAATGTCCCATATGCAATTGGCACCGTGTTAACTTTTATCAATCAAATCAATACTGTTACCATAGCAATTACATCAGATACAATGACTTTGGCTGGGACGGCTACAACAGGTTCTAGAACATTAGCTGCAAATGGTATTGCAACCGCTATTAAAGTCGGAACGACAAGTTGGATTATTAGTGGAACAGGTCTGACCTAATGTCAGGTATTCTAAATCTTATTCCATCAACACAATTTCGCGGCCCCGCAACAGTTACATATCTTGTTGTTGGGGGAGGTGGAGGTGGTGGCGCTCCTTCATCAGCGGGAGGTGGTGGTGGTGGTGGATATACAACTAGCACATTATCTCTTAGCGGCTCTATAACTGTTACTGTTGGCGGCGGCGGCGCAGGTGCGTTATCCTCGGGGACTAACGGAACTGTAGGTAGCAATTCCGTCTTTAGCTCTGTCACAGGAAATGGTGGCGGCTTTGGTGCTGGTAATGGTGGTGGCGCATCGGCTGGTGGCAATGGTGGTTCTGGTGGTGGCGGCGCAGGTGAACAAGGAACAGCTGGCGGCACAGGTAGCCAAGGCAATAACGGCGGCGCAGGATCAGTGTCGCCCCGTAGAGGTGGCGGTGGTGGCGGTGCGGGTGCAGTAGGCGCAGCAGGCTCAGCAAGTGGTAATGGTGGTAACGGAACAGCAAGCTCTATTACTGGCGTTTCTGTAACATACGCTGGTGGAGGCGGTGCAGGCGCTGAATCTTCAACGGGTGGATCAGGTGGAACTGGCGGCGGTGGTTCAACTGGTGGTGGAACAGCGGGTAATGGTGGTGCAGGAACGGCTAATCTAGGCGGTGGTGGCGCTGGCGGCAACCGTGGTTCTGGATCTACTGGATCTTATGCTGGCGGCAATGGTGGGTCTGGGGTGGTTATTATCTCCTATCCAAACACATACTCAGATCCTGTCAGCTACACTGGCTTGACAGCCACAAGATCAACGTCTGGCAGTAATGTTATTTGGACATTTACTGCCGGAACAGGAACGGTGGCTTGGTAATGGCGCATTATGCTTTCTTAGATCAAAATAACATTGTTACTGAGGTTATTGTTGGTATTGATGAGTCCGACACATCCCAGAACTGGGAAGAGTGGTATGGCAACTATCGCGGTCAAATCTGTAAACGCACATCTTATAATTGCAAAGGTAATGTGCATTATGATTTGAATGGTTTACCGGATGGAAAACCAGCGTATAGAAAAAATTATGCTGGAGTTGGGTATTCTTATGACGCGGCGCTTGACGCTTTTATCCCTCCGCAACCATATCCATCGTGGTCGTTAAATACGACTACCTGTCTATGGGAAGCACCTATCTCGTATCCTACAGATGGAAAATCGTATATCTGGGATGAATCAACGCAAACTTGGGTGGTAAATGAAAATTGATCTGACGACACAACAATGGAATCATATTCTGACCGTCTTGGGCCAACGTCCGTATATTGAAGTCGTTGAACTCATCGCGGCGATTCAAAAACAGGCCGTTGACGATCAGACGCCTAAAGAGTAATAATGCCAATTAACCGACTAGCCGGATAGCTAGGTGATAGGAGATCGCGTGAGCGACGAAGAACAGGCTGTAGCGGAGATCAGCCCCGCGCCGGAACAGGAAGCCACGGCGGCACCTGAATCTGTTGAGACGACGCCGGAGGAACAATCGACGAAATCGTTCACTCAAGAAGAGTTGGACGCTATCGTTGGAAAACGCCTTGCAAGAGAACAGCGCAAATGGGAAAGAGAGCAGGCTCAACGGCTTGCGGAGCAACAGGCTAGACAGCCCGTCGCACCTCCACCTGCGCCAGATGATTTTGAGAACGCACAGGTTTATGCAGAAGCATTAGCCGAGCGTAAGGCTCAAGAGATGCTGGCACAACGAGAGGCCGCAAAGCAGCAGGCAGCTCTACTTGACGCTTATCACGACCGTGAGGAAGACGCTCGGTCTAAGTATGACGACTTTGAACAAGTCGCGTATAACCCGAATCTTCCTGTGACGGATGTGATGGCTCAAGCCATCCAGGCTTCTGATATTGGCCCCGATGTGATTTATCACCTTGGTTCCAACCCAAAAGAAGCTCATCGGATTTCCAGATTGTCGCCTGTCTTGCAGGCACGGGAGATCGGTAAACTTGAGGCTAAATTAGCTTCAGATCCACCGGTCAAAAGAACTTCATCTGCCCCGGCCCCTATTGCTCCTGTTGCTCCGCGTTCGTCTGGTGCTCCGACATATGATACAACTGACCCTCGGTCGATGAAATCAATGTCTACATCTGAATGGATTGAAGCGGATAGACAGAGGCAACTTAGGAAGCTGGAGGCTCAACGTCGCAGATAGGTGACATAAAATGAGCAATTCACTTTTAACAATTGATATGATTACGAGAAAGGCTCTGGAAATTCTGGAGAACAATCTTGTAATCACCCGCACTGTTAACCGCCAATATGACGACAGCTTTGCCGTCGAAGGCGCTAAGATCGGTTCAATCCTCCGTATCCGTCTTCCTGACCGCGCTTTGGTCACGGATGGGGCTGCGCTTCAGGTTCAGGACGACAACGAGCAATACACGACTTTGAACGTTTCGTCACAGAAGCACATTGGCGTGAACTTTACGTCTGCCGAACTGACCATGCAGTTGGATGACTTTGCTGAACGCGTGCTTAAGCCACGTATTTCTCAGCTTGCTTCCAGCATCGACGCTGACGTCGCTAACGCTTACCAGCAGATCTACAACTCTGTTGGCACGCCAGGCACGACGCCTGCCACGTCACTTGTTCTTCTTCAGGGCAACCAGAAGCTGAACGAGTTTGCGACGCCAATGTCTCAGCGTTATGTCGCCGTCAATCCAGCCGCTAACGCTGGTCTGATCGAAGGCATGAAAGGCTTGTTCAACCCAGTTGATACCATCAGCAAGCAGTTCAAAAACGGCTTGATGGGCGAAGGTATCCTTGGCTACGACGAGCTGAACATGACGCAGTCGATCCGTCAGTTCACGACCGGCTCGCGTAATACTTCAGCGTCTTACACTGTAACGACGACTGTTGCGACGCAGGGTCAGTCAACGATTGGCATCAGCGGTGCAACGACCGGTGAAACACTTGCTGTTGGTGACGTGTTCACCATCGCTGGTGTGTATGCTGTCAACCCGCAGACCCGTGAGTCAACTGGTTCGCTTCAGCAGTTCGTAGTAACTGCGGCTAACACCGCTGCGTCGTCTGCTTATTCGAGCGTGTCGATCTCTCCTGCGATCTATACGTCAACAAACGCTCTAGCAACCGTCAACAGCTTNCCTGTTTCGGGCGCTGCTATCACATTCCTCGGCGCTGCTTCGACGACGTATCCACAGAACTTGATCCATCACAAAGACGCGATCTCTTTCGCGACTGCCGATCTTCTCCTTCCACAAGGTGTTGATATGGCTTCGCGTCAGGTTCACAACGGCATTTCGTTGCGTATTGTCCGCCAATACGACATCAACAATGACCGTATGCCTTGCCGTATTGACGTGCTGTATGGCTACAGCGCGATTCGTCCGGTAATGGCCGCTCGTCTTTGGGGCTAATAAGAGGGGGCGAAAGCCCCTTCTTTCTCGCAATTTAGGAGTTAAATCACATGGCACTTCCTTCAGTCGGTGGTGGCTATCAGTTAGGCGATGGCAACCTTAATGAACAGGTATTGGGCGACCAAGGCTCGATTACAGCTCTAACGGGCGCAGCTAATACGCTTACGGCAGCTCAAGCTACGTCAGGCATTATTACTGTTGCAAGTGGCGGCGCAGGCGCTTCTGTCGTGACCGTTCCAACGGGCGCGCAGTTGGATGCTCTGCTGACGAACGCTAAGATTGGCAGCACGTTTGATGTTTCTATTATCAACATCTCAACGACCAGCGGCGACGTTGTTAACCTTGCTGTTAACACAGGTGTCACGTTTGTTGGTAACGTTTATCTTGCCATCAATTCAGCTTCGGCTGCTGCTGTCACCTCTGGCATCTTCCGCTTTGTTCGCACAGCGGCAGCTACTTGGGTTGTTTACCGCGTCGCTTAATAGGGTGGGCTTTGGCCCACTCTTTTCTTTTAGGAGATTAAAATGGTCAATACCAAACCAGTTGGTGTTGCCTACTCTGATCCACAGCTTGTAAGCGGCACGACCATCGACGGCGCTGTCATTACAAATCCAACGATCACAGGCGCATCAATTACAGGCGCAGTTACGGCGTCTACGCTTAATCTTGCTGTCGCTAAACCAGCAGCAGCAGGAACGAACCAAGCCACAGCTACCGCTCTTGGCGCTGGTTTTAGCTGGGTCACGGCTGCTGACGGAACTAAAGGTGTTGCGTTACCAACCGGTGTAGCAGGTCTTGTTGTCATCGTGAAAAATGATGATACGGCTAATGCTATTCTTAAAGTGTATTCGGCTAATGATTCCAACAGCGCCGCTATTAACGCTGTTGCTTCTGGCACCGCATATTCTATGGCTGCTAAAACCTCAGTTATGTTTGTGGCCTATAGTGCGGCTCAGTGGTTCTCAGTTCCGCTGGTAGCGTCTTAATACTAATACCACGGGCGACCTACGGGTCGCCTGGCCCTCATAGGAGTTAATATGGCTGTTTATTATCTTCGTCATCCTATTCATGGCGTAAAAGTCGCTACATCTAATCTCGAAGTGGCGCATGACGAGGAACATGGTTGGGATCAATTTGTCCCCGGTGAGGTGACTGAAGAGCCGACCAATGCTATAGTTTCGCGACGCGGGCGCAGACAAAAGGTAGATGATGACAACGTATTCGGCATACGACCAGATCTGCGGCGCCCTGAGACTGATAGGGATGCTGGCTGAAGGCGAAACGCCTTCTTCTGAAACAGCTAATGATGCTTTAGCGGCTATGAATCAAATGATAGACTCTTGGAATACCGAGCGTCTGTCAGTTTTTTGCACTCAAGATCAGACATTTCTTTGGACGCCAAACTTTCGTGTTCAGACGCTTGGCCCTACTGGCGACTTTGTTGGCAATCGGCCTATCCGGTTAGATGACGCAACATATTTTAAAGATCCGTCAACAAACGTTTCATTTGGCATCAAGATCATTAATCAACAGCAATATGATGGTATTGCCGTTAAGACTGTGACCAGCACTTATCCGCAGGTCATATTTGTCAACATGACATATCCTAACATTACGATGAGCATTTATCCTGTTCCGACGCGTGTGTTGGAATGGCATTTTATTTCTGTTTCTACGCTCGATACGCCAGCGACATTGGCGACGCCTTTGTTATTTCCGCCGGGTTATTTGCGCGCGTTTAGATATAATCTGGCTTGTGAAATTGCTCCTGAGTTTGGCGTCGAGCCATCACCTACAGTTAGCCGTATCGCTATGGCGTCAAAACGCGATCTGAAACGCGTCAATAATCCTGACGACGTCATGGCGTTGCCTTACAGCATGATGCAACGCCGCCAGCGCTTTAACATCTATGCAGGCAACTACTAATGAAGACGCCTATCCTCGGCTCTTCTTATGTAACCAGATCAGTCAATGCGGCAGACGCCCGCATGATAAATCTTTACCCTGAAATTATACCTGAAGGCGGTAAGGAGGCTGCATGGCTACAACGAGCGCCAGGTCTTAGACTTCTTGCTATTGTTGGCGCAGGTCCTATTCGCGGTCTGTGGGCATTTGGTAATTACGGCTATGTCGTCTCTGGCAATACGTTCTACCGCGTCGATACAAACTGGCTTCCGACATCATTAGGCACAGTAGCAGGCTCTGGCCCTGTCAATATGTCCAATAATAATACGCAAGTTTATATTGCTGCGGGAACGTATGGGTATATTTACGATACATCTACAACTACATTTTCACAAATTACAAGCGCCAACTTCTATGGCGCTGTAGGTGTCGGTTATCTTGATGGATATTTTGTTTATAACCAGCCAGGAACGCAGAATTTTTGGGTATCAAATCTTCAAGATGGCCTGACTATACAGCCATTAAATTATGCGGCGGCTGATGGCGCTCCAGATAATCTTGTCACTCTGATCGTCGATCATCGCGAGGTTTGGTTATTCGGGTCTTATACAGTTGAGGTTTGGTATGACGCAGGTTTGCCGACTTTTCCATTAGCGCGTATTCAAGGAGCGTTTAATGAGATCGGTTGTGCAGCAGCTTATTCTGTCGCTAAACTTGATAACGGCATTTTTTGGCTTGGCACAGATCAGCGCGGTAAAGGTATAGTTTATCGCTCTAATGGTTATTCTGGGGAGCGCATTTCAACGCACGCTGTTGAATGGCAGATTCAACAATACTCACAAATTTCTGACGCTACAGCTTATACATATCAGCAAGATGGTCATTCGTTCTATGTGCTAAACTTTCCAACAGCAGATAGAACTTGGGTTTATGATGTAGCCACACAAGCCTGGCATGAGCGTGCTGGGTGGGATAACGACACGTTCACGCGGCAACGCGGTAA